TTTACACCATTTACTAAATTTGCTGTTGCTCCGGTTATATAAGCATATACATTTTTTCTTGCTTCTCTTGCCTGTTGAATTTCTTCCGGAGTTTTTTTCTCTTTGAATAATCGTACCAAACTCATGACGCTTCCCTACAGGAGTTTTACATCTTCTATTCCAATTGTAGGACGCTTTAACCGAAATTGTATATGATATATGTAGGGTTGTAGCAAACTGGATCGAATACATGTCACGAGCACTTACAAAACATGACATTTTTATACGAAAACGAAACAGATTTCCTTACCAAATAGCGATTGTTGCGAGCGGTAATCCAGTTATGTTAAGAGATACTACATTAAATATATTAAAGGCGTATAAGATTCCAATTGACCATATCACTGTATTCGTACATACAAGGGAAGAAAAGAGGTATTATGAATCTGTATTATTGCAAGGTACCTATGGTCGTATTGTAACTACAGAAATGGAAAAAACATATAAGGTATACAATGCTATTCAATATTTTTATACAATTGGAACTCCTGTAGTTCATATAAATGACTGTATTCAAGGACTTTATGAAAAAACAGAGGATGGTGTAAAAATTCTGAAAAATTTTATTGGGTTGCTGAATTTGGGATTTTCAGAATGTGTGAAAGGCGGGTTTTCAGTTTGGGGGTTGTCCATTTCCAGAAAGATGATGAATACTGAAATTCAGTCTGGATTCCTGCATATTCCAGGAGGTCTTTGGGGGTATATTACAGATGGCGTTGGAATTCAGTTGACACAGGGGAATACAGAAGAATATGAGAGGAGCATTTTGTATTATAAAAAGGAAAAGGCAATTGTGTGTCTTTCGATGTTTACAGCAGTTGGATGTTTCCCGAAAGTAGAGGAGGGAGTTCTTGAAAAAGGATTGCGTAAACTATTGAAAAAGTACCCCTTGTATTTAGTGGATGAACCATTTCGATTAATGGATTTGAGTAAAATGTAATATATACATAGATTATATGGTTTAAACTGAATTACATCCTATAGTTTATGAGGGTGGCCCTGTGCTTTTGGGGTCTATGTCGTTCCACGGACGCTGTATTAGACAGCATTCAACGATGTATTTTTACTGTATTACGGGATGCTGGAATCGAGTATGATATATATCTTCACACTTATACATTGTACAGACCTTATACAAATACTAGAGCAGAAGAAGTCAATCTACAATTAAAAAATACACTTTGGAAATTACTTGTTCCTATAAATTCTATTGTGGAAGATCAAGATACTGTTGATACGATTCTAGAACTTAAAAAGTATCGGTTACGAGGTGATCCTTGGAAACATGAACCTGGTAATGTGCCGTTTGCTACATTGGATAATCATGTGAGAGCCTTGTGGTCTTTGCATCAAGTGACTGAATTATGGTCAAATTCTGGTGTAGAATATACAAAGGTAATCTATTTGCGTCCTGATTGTTTATTTCAAAAACCATTACAACTAGACTGGTTATACGAACCTTTAAAACGGACTGTATTAATTCCTGATTTTCATATTGTACACGGATCCAATGATCGTTTTGCTATTGGAGAGCCAGATGCTATGAAAGTCTACGGCTCACGCTTTACAGGGGCTCTTGCCTATTCTAAAATAAATTTGCTTCATAGTGAAGCCTATTTATTTGATACAATGACGATGAAGGGATATGCATTTCAAACTGTGCCATTTCGGTTTCGCAGAGTACGCGCTGGAGGGTTTGTGTTTGAAGGAGACAAAGCCATTTAGCGTCTTCTTGTCTTTCTTTGATTTTTGTTACGGTTCTTACGGGTTTTGCGTTTTCTTGAAGTTGGTGAATTTTGGGTTCCTGTAGGTGATTCTTGAGTTCCTGTAGGTGAAATAGATGGAATGATAGGCAAAGGTATAAATCCCCTAGGTAGTTTTGGTGGTAAACGAAAATACATTTTATTATTGTTGGATACTGAACCAGTTACTGAACCAATTTCTGAAGAAAATGAGTTATTAAGACTCTGTGAAGTTTTTGGATTTGTGCTCCCAGTTGATGGAGGTGTCGTCCCCTTTAATAGTCTTTGAGGTGTAACGTATCCAGATACCTTTTGTTGATTTTGTTTCGCCTTTCTTGTGTTTACATATTCAGCATTTCGTAGTAGATTCTTTCTCTCTTGAGCTCTTCTGAGTGCATTTAATGTTTTATTCCTTCCAGTATTTTGAGTTGGAGGTAGTACAGGAGGCATATTTCGTGTATAAGAATCTAAATAATTTTTATATGTAGCATATGCTTGAATAGAATACTTTATAAACTCAGTTGGTTCATATAAATATTTTATACATGATGGCCCCATATTTAAGAAAGGACCCCCTTTGATACTTTCCACATAGTTATCCAAGCCAGTTTCTATGTCCTCAAGTTTAAATCTTGAAAATGTTTCTAAGAATTCTGTAAAAATAGGCTCATCATACGAATAATTATTATTGTATAAAAATCCAGATAGTATGGTTTTAAGATTTTTAGTATCTATACGTATCTGTGGTTGAATTGTAGGTGGATTATTTGCAGGATTGTTTGGAAGAATTGGATTAGGACCGTAGAAATTATTTTTTCTAGTTCTTCCTTCTTTACTAACTTCTACAAAATTAGAAGGATCTACTAATGAATGATGTAGTTCTGTATGTATAGAATAAAGAGGAATACGAAATGTATCATTGTTACAATATCCACCATTTTTATCAAAGAAGTCGTAAAATAGTGGTAAAGAACCATCAGAATTTTTATAAGGGAAATAGACACTATTTGTTAAAAGAGACGCATTTGCTTTGAGTAGTTGTAATGTTTCAAGTGTAAAAGGATACCTAGTTGGATTCTTATTAGATTTTGCTATTCTATTCGATAGTTGAATATAATTTAACATAGACAGTGTATTTGCAAACAATACTTTTGAAAAAATTCTACATATATCGTCAACTATGGCTTCTTCCTTTGGTCCACCACCTCCTTGATTGTTTGGATATAGTTGACTTGGAAATGTAATTGTATGTCCAGCACCACCTTCGTTGATATCAACAGAAACAAGATATATTCCAGGAGAAATATCCTCTTCTATTCTAAAAACATCATACCGTCTATTATCAGAAGGATCAATAACATAAAACATACCATCTTCTGGTTGTGTCATAACACTTACATTATTTCTATTATTACGTGTCGCTTGTTGTTTCTTGGCTAGAGGTTCTACAATTAATTCAGTTGCATTTATTGATTTGGCCCTTTTCATTCCACTAAAGATACCATGACCTTTTAATATAAAATTTTGTGCTAGTGGGTTATTACGTGCAACGGTTTCTTTCTGTCTAGCACATTCAGATACTCTTTGATTGAGGAAAGTATTATTGGAGGCCATCTGTGAATTGTTAGGAGGATGTATAAAAACAAAAAATCCTTCCCCTGAACATTGTGAACTTTGTACAGGCGCAGGGGGTACAGGTGCAGTCCCAGCCGATCTTGTCTTCCTAGTTGATGGTACTGGTTCATCAAATGTACCAGAATTGGCAGTATATATTGCAGCACGAACACCATATTGTAATAAACCAAGAGTTGATATAAGATCACCTGATAACCCAACAACAATTTCACGATGATTTTGTATATTTCGCACACTTGCATCTATAAATTCATCTTGTATCCATTTCATCAAAAATCCAGTCATAAATACTTTATTATCATTCCACTCCTTGCTGTATAAGGGACTATGAAATATTTTATCAAACATCTCAAGAAAAGATGGTTTATTTATTTTACTAATATAAGCCTTGCGGTTATTATACTTATAAGATTTATTTATACCCAAGTAAACATCCATATATCCGCTGATATCGCTTGTTGATGCGTGGTGACCTACAGTAATATCATGCCTAAATAATTCCTCATTACCTCTTCTTGCGGTTATAGTAAGTGTATTAATAGGGCCAGTTTGATTAGAAGTACTAAGTGTTAACGTTATTGGATTACCAGGTATAGGCGCACTTATAGTTATAGGTGTAGGATCAATTACTGTACCTTTTGGAGGTACATTTTTTGAAGATGCATCTAATAGATGTCCTAGGTTATACACTCTATTTAATTGGCCTATTACTTCATTATCATTAGGTGCAGATTCTGAAATACATCTAATATCAGGTCCTATCATTTTAGTCATGGTCTTACTGAAATTGGAATCTTTATCAACACTTTTAAGAGTTTCAGTAGATACAAAAAAACTACCACCATTACTAAATGCATTTTCTAATTCAACAATAAGGTTATTTATTCTAGTTGGAATTCCTTGAAAATGTCTAAATTCAGGAAATAAAAACTTCATTTCTCTTAACATTTCTTTATTTGGTATAGGTAAACCTTTTGGTAATAAACTCCTTAGATAATCTGTATGACCCCTAACTTTACCTCCCAAATCCTTATTTGAGTCGCCGCACATTTCAATAAGTATAAACCACAAAAATCTTTCTTGAAATGTATTTCCATTATTTGATAATTTTCTAAGATTATCAATAACATATCTAAAAAGGATTTCAGCATCTGTTCTTTCTTGTTTAGATGATTTTGTTGATAAGAATCTATTCATTGTTCTTTGTAACAAATTCTTATTTGAAATTACGGGTTGGACGAAAGATGAAAGGGATGAAGCAGCAGATGAAGAAGAGGAAGAAGCCGCAGATAAAGAAGCAGCAGATGAAGATGCAGCAGATGAAGATGAAGAATATTGTTTTGAATATTCCTGTAATACGAGATTACTTTGTTGATCAAGTAATCTTTCCAATTGTACTCTAAAATTATTATTATTAAGTAATCCCCTAATACTATTAAAATTAGCAATAGTTATATTTGGTATTTCGTTACATAAAAGTGTAGAATAATGAGTAATTGTATCACTAAATATAAATATAGAATTATTGTCAGATGGCGGTTGGTTTAAACCATGCCCCACACCGCCGATACGGTGTGTTCGTATTTCGGCATATTGTCCATTATATGCTAAAACAACAATATCAGGAATATGTATATCTATATTTCGTAAATAATATATAATATGTTGAATATCAACATCCTCTAAAAAATTATCTCCATCTCTAAATCTATTAATAGACCCTTGTGCAGTTATAGTATCATTATTATCAAAAACACCATCATCAATTCGTGTTTGAATTGCTTCTGCAATCTGTTGTCTAATTTGCCTAAAATACTCAGGAGTAAAATTTACTCGACCTAAACCATTGTAGTTATAAATATTGAATGCCTGCCAAATTGCATGTAATAAACAATGCCCATCGCCAGTTGTATATTGAAGATTTAACTGTAGCTGTGGAGCCCGAACTGAAGATAAAGAAGGTGCAGCAGACGAAGAAGATGAAGAAGACAAGTCCTGACGTAAAGAAGACGAAGTCTTCTCCAGGGGCGGGTCCTTAATAAGGGTCGTCGCATTTTCGTCTGAGGCCTTATGACATACACACTGACATTTACTACTACGCTTATTTAGTTTTTTACATGCTATTTGTCTATATCCATTGCTGCTGCAATTGTTACATGGTTTATACAATGAAGACATTTCTATCTTCTCCTACAAGATATCAATAAATTTATAGAGTATACTATTCTATAAATTTATTCAATAAACTATAATTAGCTATAAAGTGTATTTTATGATTAATCATATTACAATGCGTATTTCATGGCTAGGCGTGCCTAGCCATTTACTAAACACCTTACAAAGCATACTTGAGTCCGCCATATCCAGACTCTACCACAAAGAAATTCAGATTCTCTGCATAGATAGTCAAGTCATAGACATACGATGGAGTTAGAGGCAACGGATAGGGATTTATATCCAGTTGAAAGAGCCTTATACGGCTTGCATTGACGCTTCCACTTGGCTGGTTTTCTTCTCCGTTCAAACTGAAATTGACGATCGGAAGGTACTGGGATTCTGGAAAACTGGCTCCCTTGACTGATCGGAATGGTTGCACTTTCGTAAAAAACTGTATCGGCTTCTCCTCCTGGATTTCATTTCCGTCCAACAGAACTCGTAAGGAATTTAAAATCTGGTCTTGCGAGTTTGGTACAAGTAGACCACTACTTATTACAAGGTTGTGAGGAGTTGTACCCAAAGGTGTGGAAAGCCACGGGGCCTGAGAAGGGTTTACCCAATTTGTATAATTAATTGTCTGATTTCTATAATTGTAGGAATCATTTCGTCTAGGAAGTAATAAGAGACGCGTTATTGGATTACTTAATTCCAAGTCCAAGAGTGTCCGTGTATACAAATTCGGATTTCGTATTGTAGTCACTTGATTGACTAAATAATTCAGTGGCTGGCCTGCAAAGATTTTTCGTTCCGCATCCGTCAAATAAATATAGTTTGCCTGTAACTGTGGATTGAAAAACCAACTGTTCAATGCAGGAGCCGTATATCCAATATCTGTAGCAAATGCTCGAAATTCTCCAGAAGGGTCATAATACGATGTGTAAGTAGGCTGTCCTGATGTAATAGACGATGTAGAAGAGGTTACACGGTATCCAGGTCGTACACGGTATCCAGACGGGTCCAAGATAGAATACAGTTCTTGAATAGGTCTCAAGGTAATCTGTATTTCACATTCGTGATATTGAAGAGCAACTAAGGGTAATGCTTTTGCTTGAGTCTCAGAAAACCATAAAGGCAGTGGTACATAGACCGTTTGTCCTAGAATACTTGGTCGATTGAATTGTTGTACAACAGTTGTATTTGGCACGACGGTCGGATATCCAGCATGAATTTGGCCACCAGCATACTGTCCTTTGGAAGGATTTGTAAGTTCATTTACATCTCCAATTAGATACTTCCATTTCTGAAACATATCTGCGTCCATGTCAGCCTTCGCCTTTGTAACAATATAATCTCCGTCAAATTCCTGTATTTTTGTCCCGCCTACAAAAAAGGCGACATTCTGTAAAATATTCGTTCCCAAATAATTATTCCACTGAAATTCGTATTGGGATTGTCTTTGTTCTGTAAAAGTGACAAATTTACTGTAAATATCTGGAATATCAAATGTAAATGTCATATCCGTAACAAGATCGGCAATACGCTGAATTTTAGCACGAAGTCGAATGGGTTGGTCAAAAAACAGTTCATTGGGCCCTTCAAGCGCCAGTGTGGCATTTTCCATAGAAAAATGGGAATACCGTTTGAATACTTTATAAAAATAGGTGAAATCTGGGTTTCCATTCAATATGACATTCTGGGCACCATAACTTACTAGTGCCAATAAACCTCCACCGGGCATGGTGACTCTCCTGTTAAACGCTTGAAACTTCCTTTAACCCGAAATTACAGTCTTATACAATACATTCAATTCTATCGTATAAAATGGTTCAAATTATTCAAATTGATTAAATGGTTTAACTATGTCAACTATACATTTAACTAGTTGATCCGTAATTATTAATCCACCAATCGTCTTCTAGGTAAGGAGGCGAGTCTTGTGCCTGACTTGCAAGACACGCCTTGGAACTAGGTCCTTCACGGAGTAAACTATCGATCTCGGTGTACGAAAGAGCATAACTATAATAAAACAGACTGCTCAAATTTCCTTTGAATGCTCCAAACACCTGGAAACGTTCGCCTTTCAGAGATGGAACAGATACCTCTGAAATATTTGTTGGAACTTGACTAAATACATACAAATCCTGGAAGTTCTGGTAGAATACAGAGTTCTTCAATGTCATCTTCTTTACAATATTTCCATTAATATACACTTCAATAGAGTTTGCTCGTGCAACAAGAGCAACATGGACCCATTTCTTCACAGGAATATTTTCGATTTCAATATAGTTATTCCATGTCTCGGAAGAGTTCATATAGACGCGCATAGTATTTATATTTGATTTCATGAAAACACCAGGACCCATGAGGGGAAAGGGGTTATTGTATCCTTTGTGGAAAACATGATGTAGCCCATCTTCTTCACGGAAACTGCTCGGATTTACCCACATATAAAAGGAATAACTGAATTCTGCTCCAGTTCGTTCATTGTCAGACATGGGTAAGAATTTATGAAAGGGAGAAGCAGGTGTTGGAAGTAGATTTCCATATTCATCGTAGGAATTACAAGAATGCTGAATATATTGTAAAGACTTACTTTCTGCATTACAGTTATACGGCATTATCTCAACACGGGTTCCATTTACATGTAAAAAACTCTTATATATCGTTTCTAAAGAAATTAATACTATGTAAATAATAACTATAATAAGAAGGCCAAGAATAAGTTGCGGGAGTACTCCTTTTCCAACTAGCCATGATGCGGGGCCTAGTGTATTGGATGCATTTACAGAATTTCTTCCAGCGTTCATAGTGCTGTCTCTATCTTATGTAAATAGTTCTGTCTATTGCTGGATACGTCTAAATGAATTCTTAAAAGTATATAGTATATAGTGTATAGTATATAGTATATAGTATATATGAGTATTGAATAGTACTTAACCAAGTAGTTGCTGTTTCGGGTAGGAAACGTCTGTTGTAGGATTAAACATCGCAGAGAAATATTGGAAGAGAGTGTATTGTTGTCCAGGGCCTGACATGTATAATCTCCAAACCTGTTCGGGATTTAATGAATAATTATATGCACTAATACTGGAAATAAATCCTCCAAATCCCTTATAGTCATTAACTGACATAAAAATATTCTGCCCGTCTACTTTGTAATTACTTGGCAGTATACAACTTCTGGCAAGTTTTCCATCAATATACACATCTACAATCTTACCGTTCAATGTAACTGTTATTTGTACCCATCGTTGTAAATCAATAGCACTTATATCGCATGGCTTATTTTCGGTAACACCTGGTACTGCCGCGCTAGGTGTAAAAATAGATTTTATTACAGAGGAACGTAAATCAACGGTTGAACCAAGATTGGTAGCGTTGACCCCATTGACTTGAGAACCAGTATATACGCGAACCTTTAAGGAGGGTTCATAGGCTCCCATATAGAGAAGGAGTGTTGCATATGTATTGCCACCAATAGTCAGTATGTGTTTATTTTGACCTCTATTTACAGAATAATCACTAATATACACCCACGTATTTATAGAATACTCACCGCCTTCCAATAGCGTCGGAAATTCTGATTTCTGAAGGACATGTCCTGTTTCGGGATTTGCCGAAATAACAGAGTTTAAAAGTTTCTTTCCTTCAAATCCATTTGAGCCAAATAAAAATTGGTATATATAATATAGTACTACAAGAAGTACTAATGTAAAAAATACTTTTCCAATTAGTCCTCCGTCCATCGATATGTCTCTACAGATTGATACAAAAATAACTAGTTAGATTTGTGATAGTCCTTTATATTTATATGGCATATTCAACTAGTCAGTTACGCATAAGGGGTCTGCCATATCTTTAATGGATCGGAAGCAGGTTCCGATGTACTAGTACAAAATAGTCCACCTGGGCAACCAAAGTTTAAAAAACTAAAATCAAAGTACGGTGTATTTGGAACATTGCGTGTGTTTGTTGTAGACTTCATTTCGGCAAGTATTTCATGTTCTCGTATTGGGAGAGGAGCAATTTTTGGATTACTAAAACTACCTAATAATCCTGTATGTCCAAATATAAGTTGTGAGGAATTAATTACAGGAAAGTATTTTGTACGATTGCTTCCTACTATTTTTCCATTGTAATATACAGTGTATCGTCGACCTTCGCGTACAATTGTAAGATGGACCCATTTTTGTTCAGGAAAATTATCTAATAATATTTCTTCATAACTGTTTGTAGGACCTTGTGTTTGTACAGAGAGGATTGTTTTTCTTGGTGTTTGTGCATTACCGGGTATTAAGGATATACCGATTGTATCACCTATTCTTAGAATAGATCTACCTGTATTTATTAGATTTGTTGTTTTACTTGTTGCATCCAGGTATACACTTGCCATAATTGTTGCTCCAGCCGGTGTAAAAAACCCATTACGTATATCCGAAATAGTTCCAACTCTTGTAGGAGAAGAAAGCGAACCTGACTTCGGGGATAATTCTGTCAAAAATACAGGTCGTATAAAATAAAATATAAGTAGTATAACTATTAATAATACGATTGAACTTAATACAAATGCTACAATGTATTTTAGAGAATTTCCAAAAATAGATGATAAGAAACTCATACTCTATTTTGGGAAAGATGTTTATAAACTTTATGCCGCACAGGAATCTGGCATATCTTTTAGATCAAAATCAACTGCAGAGCCATACGAACGAAATTCAGAAGGTGAAAGTGTTCTATTCCATATACGTAAATTCTTTACACGCGCCGTATTGGATTGGATGGCATCTGAAGGAGGATAAAAATCTCCTGAGATTTCTCGAATAGGGGATGTAAATGTTTTACTGCGGGCTAAATAGCCATTAATATATACTTCAAATACACCTCCTGCAATCATCACACCAATCCGTACGGCTTTTCGAACAGGAATATTCATAATCTTAATATTTTCTAAGAGTGCTTGTTTTTCTACATTGGATGATTTTGAATTAGTAGTTTGTATAGATATATTTAAATCATTTGTAATTCTATCCAAATACATTATGGTATTAAAATTTGGGGCTATATCTAAAATTGTAGAGTTGGCATTATATGTTCCAGTAAAAGAGGCTGGTTCTGTTCCTCGTAAAAGGAGTATACGAGGCGCATTTGTATTTGATGTAGGATTGTCTACTTGAATGTCAAGCATGTAACTCCAGTTTTGCGTAAGTTTTAAAATGGGGGTCGTATTTTCTTGAACTGGTACTAGAGATTGTGATGATGTCCAGTATAATTTTGAATCATCGCTACCGGGAATTGGTATAAATCCTTTTCCTCCTGGTACTGTACGAAATATCGGATACAATGTATAATTTACAATAACTAATACTACCAAAATGACTATAAATACAACTATAAAATAATATAGGTACTGAATAACGCCTGTATTAACACCTGTACTTGATGTATAATTGGGTGATTGAAATGAAAATGACGATGATGCGGCATAGGTAGGAATACTTGACGCATATAATTTTCCATAATTAAACCCATAATTTGTATTGTCTTGTTTTTTTCCAAATCCAAACCAAGATGCCATCCTATTCAATTCCTATACTAAAATGGTTCGTGTATTTACGATTTATTGGTGCCACTAGTAAAATAATAAGCAATGCCTCCTAAGACTGCTGCTGTTGCAAGTGCTGTTCCACCATATTTAATCATATTTGAAAAATAGATTGCGTGAATATCTTCAGGAGTCCATACAGGACTGCGACCAAGTTCGCCCAGTCTGTGATAAAATGCAATTGCGTCTGTGTCGCTGTATTCTGGTTTATTTAAATCTTTGTTGACCAAGTTATGAATTTTAACAGTCCATTGAAATAAGTCTTTTTTTGTATCTAGACTTGGCGTGATTGGGTTCTGTTTTATATGGTCTGCGTAATGTAATTTACAAATAGGACATGGAATAAGGTGGGTGAAACTTTCAAAGAATTCTTTTGCTGCTCTTTTTTCTGCGTAGGTTGGTTTTACAGGGTATCCAAGGGCAACAAGATGCATTGTGTGCCAAAAAAAAGGTCCCCATGTAGTTGGTGGTATATTACCGGGCATTGGTATCTAATCTACTTTTATAAGAAACTGAAACTATAGATAGCGCATCCGAAATGCGTAAAGCCTTTTTTGTATATATATAAGAAAGGGTACAGATGATTCAACAGAGTCAAAAACAGACACTAAAGAAACCGACTTGTTCTAATTGTGGTATATACGGACATCATTATAGATCATGTATCGCTCCTGTTACAAGTTACGGAGTAATAGCATTTCGTATACCTGACGAATCATGGGATCAAGCGGAATCTTTATCAAGAAATGATCAAGATTTAAATGGTATTCCAGAAAAGTCTATTGAATTTCTTTTAATTCAACGACGAGACAGCATAGGATTTATAGAACTTATACGAGCAAAGTATAAACTTACAGAATTGGAGTATATTCGTGAACAAATTTCTGGAACAACCGCGGAAGAGCGAAATGCATTACTTACAAAATCATTTCATGATTTATGGGTTGCTTTATGGGGTCCATTAACCCATCTAGAAAATAAACAATATAAACAAGAATATGATCAGGCAAAGGTCAAATTTGAAACACTCCAAGAAGGGGTTGAAATAGAGTCTGTAGTATATACATTGAAAGGATTGATTGAGGAAATGCCAGTACTGTGGACTACACCAGAATGGGGGTTTCCAAAAGGGCGTCGCAATGCATATGAAACCGATCAACAGTGTGCGATTCGTGAATTTCAAGAAGAGACTGGATTAAATCAGTCTCAGTTTCGTATTTTTGAAAATATAGAACCAATTCGCGAAACATTTTTTGGAAATAATAAAATACATTACTGTCATGTATATTATTTGGCTTGGATTTCATCATCCGTTCAAATAAAAATGAATGAAAATAGCGAACTAATGTCTAGAGAAGTTGGAAATATAGGGTGGTTTTCTATTGAATCGTCCTTTGATAAAATTCGTTCTACAAATTTGGAAAAAAGGGAAATTCTTTTAAGAGTTTCTTCTCTATTGAAGAATTTATGTCCTATGCTTGTTGGCCCTGTCTCTTCCTCTGCGAAATTTCATCAAAAAGAAGATGATCTCTTGATTAGGAATCGTACAGATGTCAAACCAGGAGACGAACTCCGAAGAGGAGGATTACATCAGTTTGCCTGGGGAGGAGGATCAGGAGGAGGATCAGGAGGAGGATCAGGAGGAGGATCAGGAGGAGGATCAGGAGGAGGATCAGGAGGAGGATCAGGAGGAGGATCAGATACCTC